ATGGTGGAGTAAAGGAATTAACGATTATAATCGGATACTTTCCAAATATTTCACTATTGTACAAAAAAGCTTTAGAATATTCGTTCAGGGAAAACGTCAATGTTGACGACAATAAGTGGTTGAATAAAATCAGCTTAATGGATGAAGATTTGAAACGTAGAATTTCTGAATTTGAGTTGAAAAAGAATTAAAATTTAAAATCATGATTTTTAAAAAATTAGAAGCTAAAAGATTCCTAGGATTTGACAACTTGGAAATTGATTTTTCAAAAGGAACTAGAGCTATTCAAGGTGACAATAGGGATAAACCAGACCAGGAAAGTAATGGGTCAGGAAAGTCAGGAATTCTATATGCTTTAGAATTCGCATTATTCGGACAATCTGCAAAAGGTGGTTTGGAATCAAGTCACATCCAATGGGGACAAAAATCATCTGTCATCCACTTGCAACTATATTGTCCAGTCAGGAAAATAACCTTACACATTGTTCGTAGAATTGGTAAGATTTCTGATGAAGAAGTTAAGTTGGAATTATATGAAGAGACCAGTGAAGGATACGATGCGGAAGTGCAATTTTCATCAATAAATGATGGTAATAAACAAATAGTAGATTGGATTGGTATTAGTAAAGAAGACTTGAAAAATTTCTTCATTATCAGTCCCGATAAGTTCACTTCATTTATGAAATCTTCCAACAGGCAAAAATTGGAATTGATTGGTCGTGTGGTTCGTTTAGATTACCTTGACCCTACAAAAGATTATTTTGAAAGTAAGATTTCAGAATTAGAAAATTCCATAAATTCTTCAGTCAATGAACGTTCCAGATTGGAAGGAATGAATGAAGCAGTTGAGTCTATGAAAGAAGATATTCTGAACGTAGATCATCAAGAAATTTACACCGCTAAAAAGTCAGAATTGAAACGCCAAATGGGTTTATATGAAGATGAGATGTCTTCAGTAGAAACATCCATAACAGAAACCAAAAACAGACTGTTAGATTTTGATATTGAATTTGAAGAAAATGATAGACAAAAATCTTTGGCGGAAGCTGATTTGGTGGGGATAACTTGTATTGACCTTTCCACAGATATAGCGGAAACACAAGCTATGATAGATGAGGTTTTATCCCAATCAAAAGAGTATAGCAAAAAATATACTTCTATGGTTGTTTCTAAACGTGCTTTAATGTCACGTGAGATGGATATAAAAAACATTTTGCACGGTTTAATCAAATGTCCCAATTGTGGGTACAAATTTTCATTGGATTCTACTATAGATATTGATGTGGTTACTAAAGAATTAGAAGACATTACTACAGAACTTGAAGCTATTAAAATCTCAATTATTGATAATGTATCTGATTCACTTGGTTTGCAAGATGCGGAAGAAACCTTTAAGGAGGAAAAACGTGTGTTGATCGACAAAGAAGATGACAGTAGAAAATTAAAACAAGATGCTGAGGATAAATTGAACAAGATTAGATCTAAGCGGAATAACATTACGGAAAGGAAAAACAGGGTTACTTCCACTTTGGATCGACTCAAAAATAACCAAATTTCAATCCAACAAAAATCTGAAATATTGGAGCAGCAAATTAAAGAATTGAAAGTTTCTAAAACTGATGAAAAGTCGTTAAAGAAATTAGATTTAGATATTGCAACTAATTTAGATTCTATTGATATTGTTAAAACCAGTATTGATAAAATGTTTTCCGAATTGGATTCTCAAAAAGAGTGGCAACTTCACGTCTTGAAATTTAGATCAAAGCTTGCAAAAGAAAGTTTAGATATTATCACCATTGAACAAAACAAAATTCTTGATAGTATGGGTTCTGATTTACGTATAAGGTGGGAAGGTTTCAAGCTGAATAAAGATGGTAGTATGAGTGATAAAATCACCCCTATTGTTATCCGTGATGGTCGAGAATTGCAATTTACTGATTTTAGCCGTGGTGAACGAATGAGAATGGAATATTCAAGTATCATCACCAACCAGAATCTAATAAACCAAACGAATAAATATGGTGGTTTAGATTTCTTATTTACTGATGAAATGACAGAAGGAATTGATTCTTTGGGATTAGTTAATTTGGTTAAATCTTTAAGTTTATTAGATAAACAAATATTGATTACAACCCACGTCGTAAATCAACAAGTAAGTGAAGATAATATTGTGGTTGTTCGTGAACGTGGTAAAAGTTTCATAGATGGGAAATAAAATCTATTTAGGAATTGATCCTGGAAATAATGGTGGGATAGCAGTTATAATCGACAACGAATTAGTTTTCAAATCGGTTGTGCCTACCAAGAAAGTGAGATATACAAAAAGTGGCAAAGAACGAGTTGAAACTGATTATGAAAAACTCCAAGAAATTTTTGTAGAAATTCAAAAAATTGTCAAAGATTCTGAAAGGGAATGTATTGCGACAATTGAGCGAGTTCATGCAAGGTTTGGGGATACTCCAATTACAGCTTTTGCTCTGGGTTCAAGTTTCTCAGCATTATTATCCGCTTGTATTTATAGCGATTTTACAGTTGAACGTGTATCCCCTCAAAAGTGGCAAACTTTCCTTTTTGAAAATGTGCAGGAATGTACAAAACGTGACGGAAAAAGAGACACTAAAAAGATGGCTCTAAATTATATTACTAGTATCATGATAGGAACAGATTTTAGAAAATCAAAAAGAGCTAGAGTTCCACATGATGGAATCATTGATGCAAGTTGCATCGCGAAATATAGTATGAATTATAACATTAAATCTTAAAAGATGAAATTAGAAAAGAGACAAGTATCACCACACACGATGGATGGATTTACAACAGTTGAACCAATTGGAAGAATTGGTCAAATGGAAAAAGTCATAAAATTATTGCAAGCGATAATTACTTCCGACCAGTTTATCGTAACTGGAAGTTATGCACTATTCCAAGTTGGATTATCGAGCAGTTATTCAGATTTGGATATTAGTTTGTTAAATCCAACTGAGGAGACAAAGAAAGTTTTAAAGAATCTTCAAGAGTTCTAGCGATTTTTGAGTTGGAAGGCGTTAAGGTGGATATATTCATTCACAAGAAAAAATCTGAAGAAGTTTTACAACTTGAAAAATATCAGATGCACACGATTAGACCAATACTTCGCCATAAGAAGGAGATGATGTTGGAGAGAGTTAAGGATATGAAACAGCTAAATGGCTGATTCAATTTTTAGTGTCAAAGATTTAGACAGGTGTCTAAGCAGCTAAAAACTTGCAAGAGTTGTGGAAATAGCTATTCAGTTGGCAATAGCTTCCACAACCTTTGTCATAAATGTAACAGTACGCGATTAAAGCAAAATAAGCACTCTACAGAGTATAAAGACCCCGAGGTGGTTAATGTTATCAAAAAACAAATTAAACCTCGCAGGTGTCCCATAAATAGCTTTAAAACTAATGTAGTTGCAAGTTGCAAGGAGCAAGTCAACCCATATAACGTAAAAAATCAAAAGGAACTATTTTTAATTATCTGGAAATCTAGACCTCATATATGTTTTCAATGTGGAAAGAAGTTAGGTGATGAACCTTTGGCACATTATTTTTCGCATAGAAAGGCGAAAAGTATTGCTCCAGAATTAAAGTTTGATCCAGAAAATGTCGATTTATTGTGTTTGGAGTGCCACACAGAACATGATTTTGGAAGAGGACTTTGAGTTAGTTTTGACACATTCTTATGAAGTAAATAAAAATTAAAAATATGGTAAAAATGAACAAAGGTAAAATCCAGGACTATATCGTTTTTGATACAGAAACTGGTGGGCTATTAAAGAAAGATAAATTAGCAGTTTTAGACGTAGCCTTGACAGAAATCGCATTGGTATATGTAAATGCTGATTTAAAAGTTGTAGATACATATTCTTCATTGATTAAACCATATAATGAAGAAGCTGAATATAGTGTTGGAGCAGCAGAAGTGAGTGGAATAACGAAGCAAGATTGTATCAATGATGGGAAAAGTATCGTAGTAGTAGTAAAGGAAATAATTGACTGGATAGAATACAATAATAAATCAGGAAAGAAACCAGTTTTAGTTGGACACAATCTCAGAGCTTTTGATAGTTACTTTATTGAGAATTTATTTGTTTTTGGTGGTGAAGAAATTTACGATTACACTTCCACTTTGTTAATTGACACACTTGAAGAAAGTTGGAAGATATTTCCGGAAGCTCCAAACTATCAATTGGGGACTATGTGTAAGCAATTCGATATTGAATTAGTAGCAGCCCACAGAGCTCTCCCAGACACAATCGCGAATACAAAATTATTCATAAAATATATGAAGAATTATAGAGGTGAAGGGGTTTCTGAAACTGACACTTTCAAGGAACACAAAAGATTTAGGGATGACGAAAAATTTATATTCTAAATATGTATTTACAAGAAAATTTATTAGATCAGGTTTTCAAGTGGTGTATCAATGATAAAGAAATCCTTTCAATAGTTTGTGAGAATTTACATTCTAAAGACATCCCTAAACCGCTAAAATCTTACGACACTATTCTTTCAATAATCAAAAAGGAATTCCCAAAGACTGGTATGTTGACGCTCGGTGAAATAGAACAAAAATTCTACAATCGTGGTTTTACAGATTCTAAGGTTTTTGAACGTATTAGGAAAGCAAGTTTAGGGAATAGGGGTGGTCTATTACAGCAGCTAACTGAACATATTAGGAGTATTAAAGCTATTCAAGCTTATGAAGATTTTGGGGAGAATTACACCAACGGGAAACAAGATAAAATAGATGTTTTAAATACATTTATTGAGGGTGTTAAATCGGTGGAGGATGTTTCCTTTGAAATGAGTGATGTGGTCAATTATAATCCGTTTATGGATTTACCATCTATGATTCATGATTCTGGTAGAGATAATGAGCTTGGGAAAAATATCAAGATGCCATTATTCATCCCCCCACTGGATGATAGAATAAGCGGTGGAATAGATAAAACAGATACGGTATTATTCATCCTATCATCTGGCGGTGGTAAAAGTACCATCTTAAAGACTATTGGTGTCAGTTGCTCTAGAAACGGTTTTAGAGGTATTCATTTCCAATTGGAGGGTTCAAGCCGTGAAGCTGTTTTTAAATATGGAAGTATATTTTCAGGGATGAATTATGAAGATTTAGTTCGTGGTGAAGTACCAAATAAAAACCTCAAACATCCAAGATCTATTCTGAAAGATGGTAAGGTAGTAAAGATTGAAAGTTTTGAAGATGCAATGAAATGGAATGTAATTCAAATGGAAAAACGAAAACTACTAAATCATGAATACGATTTAAAGATTATACCTTTTGAAGTTTTAGGTTCACCAACTATTGGTAATATGGAATCCGAGATTAACAAATGGGTTGAGGAAAATGGTTGCAACCCTGATTTTATCATTATTGATAGTATTGACTTGCTTTATCCTAGTGATGGGAATAAATATACAAATGACCAAATGGGTACGAAAGCACGTCTACAAGAAGTCAGTAAATCTCTGAAGAATATAGCCACAATTTACGAAACTAGAGTCTTTACAGCAACACAGACAAGTGACGTCCCAATTGAGAAATGGAATGATCCCGATTTTGTAGTCACTAGGAATTATCTTATGGGTGACAAGAATATGGTCAATCCATTTTCATACGTTTTTAGTGGTAATAGGACGATCCAGGAGACTCAAAAAGGATATGCACGTATTTATATTGATAAGTTACGACATAGCAGTACAGCACGTCCAATTGTCTTTGTTAAGACTTCATTTGATTATGGAAAGTATGTTGACAAGAAAGGGACAGTTGAAAAGTTTAAGAAAATGAATGATCCGGAATATGTACCAAAAATAGAAACAGATGAAGAATCGTAACAATAATCATATTTCCAAAAGTGAAATTATCGATCGGTTCAATTTGAAGAAGCAAGGTGGTTCAGGGGAATGGTTTTCAGCTTCCACTTTTGAATGTCCTGAATGTGGGAAGGCTGATAACAAATTTGGAATTAAGATTGTTGGTGGTGGTGGTTTATGTAATTGTTGGCGGTGTGGGTACAAAGATAGTATTTTCAATTTTCTTTACAAAACTGGTAACTCTGATTTAGTCAACAGTGAAAAGAAATACGAATTTCACGACGAACTCGATAACGTATTTTTACGAAAATCAACACCCACAATCATTGAACAAAAGTTACCAGTAGGGTTTGAAAGATACGATAAAATTGGTTATTTAGAAGGTCGTGGATTTGCTGATTGGCAATATAAGAAATTTGGTATTGGTATGACTGATAGTCCACTATCCCATGGGTGGAGGAATAAAGTCATATTCCAAATATTCAATCGTGGAAAATTGGTTGGGTTTTTAGGTAGAAGTAAGAAGTCTAAAGAATACCATGAACAAAATATGAAATCGTATAGAAATAATGAATGTAGTTTGGATATCCGTTACAAAAATAGCGATACAGATTTCAATTTTATCTTGGGTGGATTAGATGATATTACAGACAAGACTCAAACCGTTTTCATAGTTGAGGGTATAATAGATAAGGCAAATCTTGATAGATTATTATGTGCCAATGAAAATCCAGAAATCCAATGTGTCTTCACATTTGGTAGTAGTATAAGTAAAGAACAAATAGATTTATTGAAGTCTAAAAAAAGTGTTCAAGAAGTGATTTTATTCTTCGACCTTGATGCGCTAAAAAAGATGCGATATATTATCGCTGATTTACAAAAGAATTTCAATAGTGTATTGATTACACTTATTGACGAAAATAAATATGGTCCAGACATTGATGCAGGAGATATTGATATTACCATATTTGAAGAAGTTATCGAAAAAATGGTGGAACCTGATAAGTTTTACAGTAGAAAAATTTTAAGAAAAAAGTTTGATGGAAGATAAGAAAATGGATATTTTCGAGTTTAAAGAATTACTCGAAAAAGAAATAGTGCAATATGCAATTTGTGTCGCAATTTTCACTGGTGAATATCAAAGAAAATACCTAAAGAAAATTAGCGACCATAGTGTAAAATTGTGCGATATCTGTAACAGATTAGGGGAAGTTAATATGCTTGACGATTGCCCTGATGGTGAATACCTTATGGATAAAATCGTAGAAGATTTCATCCCTGATTTTGGTGTACCAAATTTCATATATAGAAATGAAAGTGGTCAAGAAAAAATTGAGAAAGTGATGTTTTTCTATTCATTTAAAAATTTACAATTCATTCAACTGGTGGATGGTACAGTAGTTGAAATTCTTGAAAATGTAATGGATAAGAAAAGTTTAAAAATAGTAAAAAAAGATGGTGAAGAACAGCTATTGTCGTACGACAAATTTATAACACCATTTATAAAATCAGAAATTATCAAAATAATAGAGGAGAACCAATAGTATGAACAAAGTAGAAGTATTAAATTCTGGAACCAACGAGCTTCCAACGTATGCAACAACATCAAGTTCTGGGATGGATGTAAAAGCAGATTTAACAAATCCAGACAAAATCAAAATTTTTGAGGGTTCAATAGAGTTCCATAAAGAACATATTGTAGTAAATCCTCAATCAAGAATTCTTATTCCGAGTGGGTTGAAGATTGCTATCCCAGAAGGGTTTGAAATTCAAGTAAGGTCTAGAAGTGGTAAGTCACTTAAAGAGGGTCTTTGTGTGGTTCAAGGTGTTGGAACTATTGATTCAGATTATCGTGGTGAAGTAGGTATCTGTCTTATAAACCTAAGTGCCTTTCCACAAAAGATTAAACAATCTGAAAGAGTCGCTCAACTGGTTATGAGTAAGGTTGAAACGTTTCAATGGAAGAACGTGAAAACACTATCTGAAACCGTTAGAGGTGAAGGTGGTTTTGGACATACTGGCAAAGAGTAAGAATGTCTACTGAATATAGTAAAAGGATTGTCTGTGATTTAGATGATACTATTTCACACACAACCAGTAGGGATTGGGAAAATGCAAAACCAGATTTAGAAGTAATTGCAAAACTCAACGAATTGTATTCTATAGGTTGGGAAATCTACATAGTTACAGCACGTGGACAACTATCTTGTAATGGTGATTCTGAATTAGCAAGTGGGAAGTATAGTAATCAGATAAAAACGTGGTTATCTAAACACGGTGTTCAGTATCATAAATTATCTTTTAAGAAACACCTTGCAACTTATTACATTGATGATAAGAATCTTTCTATTGACCAATTCAAGGGGTTGAAGATTGAAACATTACAAGGTGGATGGTCTGGTGCAACTGTAATAAGACAAGGAGAGACCGTTATAAAGACCCATAGAGATAGTATCTTGGCTTGTGAATGGTATAGTATAGCTGTGAAAAATAATGTCTTATGTCCTACCATCCACAGTTTGGTCGGTAATACAATCAACATGGAATTTATCCATCAAGATTGTGAGTTTAATATAGATGAAATCTTTAGAGTTATTGAAGGGTTTAAACAAATCCCAAATGAAAATAAATCTAGTTTCCATTATTATATGTTAGGGTTAGATTCTCATATAAAGAATATGGATGAAGAGTTTGCTAATCAGACAGGAATATTGAGTGATCTGTATTGTGAATTCAGAGAATATCTTAACTTCAATAGTTCTTTTTGTCATGGTGATTTATCAATTTCAAATATAATTCCAAGAGGTGGTAAGATGGTTCTAATAGATCCAACTCTTAAACCTTATAATTATTCTAGTTATTTGCTGGATGTTAGTAAATAGATTTATTCATTTTCATTGGATAATTTGAGTGAAATGGAATGTGATGCAATAAGTAAAGCAGTAGGTGAAATGGGAATCCCAAAACGTGTATTATATTTCTTGATTATAACCCATTGTGTTAGAACTTACAATTACGCAAATGAGGAAAATAAAATCAAGGTAAAGAAAGTATTTAATAAGTATAAAGATGCTATTTAAAGATATTTTAGAATGTAAAAAGGTAGGGGGGGAGGTTGGATTTACTGCAAGTACTTTTGACCTCCTCCATGTTGGACATATCGCAATGTTGAATGAATGCAGAGCTCATTGTGATATGTTACTGGTTGGATTATTAGTAGATCCTACAACCAGTAGACCATCAACTAAAATGAAACCAATTGAATCCATTTTGGAACGTTACATAAAACTTGAACAAACAGGTCTAACAGATTTTATAATACCTTTTGAAACCGAAGAAGATTTGGAGCAAATGTTACTATTATTAAATCCAGATATTAGATTTGTAGGTGAAGAATATATGGGTAAAGAATTCACAGGAAGTGGAATCAAAGGTATAGAAATTTTTTACAATTCACGAAAACACAATTTTAGTTCAACAAAATTAAAAAATAAAATTAGGAGGTGAGAAATGAAAGTTTGCAAAAAAGAAAAAATGAAGATTGCTTATATGTGTCATAAGAGTGATACGATGGGTGGGTTTCCTCAACACACCGAATACTCAATAAAAGGGTTGAAAGATTTAGGACACGATGTTGATTTCTTTTTCTTAAATTATTCGTCTATAGATAGTAGATTAAACATGGAAAAGAAACTTGAATTAGATCGTTTAGGTCAATATCAAAACAAAGGTATTAAACTGAAATTAACCAAAGGTGTTGGGACTGGTTTATACTTTGATCCAGAATATGGATGGATAACCCCGACAGTTCCATATAAAGAACTTGAACAAAAAATCGAATTAAAGAATAAGTTGGAAAAATATGATGCTGTTTTCTGGCACACCCCATTCTGGTTCAAGCAAAGTTCAAGCCTAAAGGATACGGATTGGGTGATGTTGTTAGATTTAAAAAATCCTGTAAATATAGCCTTTATTCATGATGCGAATCTTAGGTCTAATGGTGCTTGGCAACTACATATTTCTAAATACTTTGATAGGATAATAAATGTCCATCACGCATCTTATAATTCATGCAGTGAATTGGATACACCCAGAACGTTAATATTCAACCCACAAGATTTAAGTGATGTAGATTATAATAGTTCAAACTTTCAAAATATTAAAGATACAAAATTCTTTTTCTCATTACAAAATTGGAAAGGGAGCAAACACGTATCCGACTTCATCAGAGCAATTAAATATATAAATGAAGAAGCAGTCATCTATGTCGCAGGAAGTGGTATGGAACGTAGATATATGCACGCCACAGACAAATGCAAGGATATTTATTATTGCCGTAAAAAGGAAGACCCAGATTGTCCAGAAAAATATATAGGGATGAGAATAATAGACTCAGCATTATCCCATAATGGGTTCATGGATGGTGGGTGGTTAGATAATAATCAAGTTGATTATTTCTTTAAAGAAGCAGCATATTTCGTAGATTCGGCTTGGTATCTTATAAACAAGAAACTTGGTTCACATTTTAGTAGAACTTTAATTGAGTCCATGAAACATGGAGTAGTCCCAATTGCAAGAAACTTAGGGTTATCTGGGAATTTAGAAGGTGATGGGGAATTATTTGTCTCAGGTGAAAATTACATCATGATTCCATATGATTCCACACCATTAGAATTTGCAACTATTATTAACGAATCACTGAATATTAGTGAGGAAGAATATAATAGGATAGTCCAAAATAATTATGATTTGTTACCACTATTCGATATTAACTATGTATGTAAACAATACGAACAAGTTATTAGGGGTGAAGATACAGGATTCTTCAATAAATACGAAGTGGGTTCACCCACTAAAAAAATCATAGAAATAGCAGATAAACAATGGTATGGAACAGGGACAAAACGAACGTTTAATTTTAAAAAAGATGGAAAATAGAATACATGAACAAAGGTTGAGAAACCTTGAAGAAGTGGGTGGTTTCACACCTAAACCAGAATTCGAGTATTTCAAGGCATGGGTCTGTGAAAGGATGAATATATTCTGGAAACGTGAAAATGGAGAACCTAAACCTTGGACTGAAGATAAATTATTATCGGTTTACAAGTTTACAAATGTATATAGGATTCTTGACAGAGTATCTCAATATTTCATTGAGAATGTGATTTCAACAAAGTACAATAAAAAGTCTATGTTGAAAAGAGTTTTACTGTTCAAGCATTTTAATAAGATTGAAACTTGGGAATTGTTAATAGATCATTTTGGGGATATTGATGAAAATACAAAGTTGCAAGATGTAGCACTATTTTTAGATGAACAATCCAAGGACGGTGTGACAGTATATTCTTCCGCTTACATGACGACCTCTAACATCCTTACTGGTATAAAAGGTTACGAATATATGTGGGGTATCAAGAGTAAACTTAGATGTCATCTAGCTTGCATTGAACAAGAGATATTCCACAACGAACAAAACTTGGAAATTATCTTCAACGCAAAGACTTTAGACCCTATCATTGAAACATTATTGACGATTAGAGGAACTGGCGGTTTTACAGCTTACCAATATGCTCAAGATATTTCTTACTGCCCACAATTCAATGTATTTATTGGATCTAGTTTTAGGATTGGTCCTGGAACTAAACATGGTATCGAAAGATGCTTTGATGTAGATATCAAAAGTGAAACTTCAATTTCTATATTGTTGGAATATGTTAAGTTGGAACTTTATAATTTGGAAGATACTGGTGATTTTAAGACCTTACCAGATTACGATTTTTCAGTAGCGGATATTTGTGCTTGTTTTTACGAAACTGATAAATATCTTCGTGGAAGTGGTATTGTGAGTCGTAAAAAATCTGGTACACTGATTACTGGGGTTAAAATTAAACAGGTTTACAAAGATCGTGGATTTAAAAAAGGTTCTTATTCTATACCTATGACAAAATCTGGTGATTTCAAACCATTGAAGCGAATCATCCATTTTGAAAGACATCTGGGTAAAAAATTGTCACCCAATATTAAATTAGCTTTGATGAATATTTTAATTCAAGATCCTACAAGATTTCACGAAGCAACTTCAGAATTAGAATTTGCCACAGAACCAGATGTGACTTCTGTGATTGGATTATTTAATTGGAATAAAAGTCGAGAAGGATATTCTTATTGGTATCATTTATCTGGTACAATTTAATATCTATATAGATGTAGGATCGTAGAGAATATATCCTACATTTACAAACCAAAAATTATAATAATATGGAATTTTTAGAATACCTTAAAGAGGAAAATATAGACCGTGAATTTAATGAATCTGGTGATTTATTACTAAACGGTGAACCAGTCAAAATATGTGATGTTGGCAAGGTTATCAACATAGAAAAATTAGAAATAATAGATTATAACCCCGATTACAAAATTCATGTTTATAAATTGGGGACTCATTGGTATTACAGTATGAGTGATAAACCAGAATTGAATATGGTTAAGTATATCGGTGATAGTACTAATCAAGCTGAGATAATGGATGGATGGCTTGGAATTCATGGTGCAATGGATATCTTGAATGGTTCAAGGTTGTATGTAGATTGGGTCAGGAAAGCAAAATTCTTAGGATATAAATATCTAGGAATTTGCGAACACAATACACTCGCTGGATTGATGAAATTCCAACTAGCTTGCAAAGATGATATTAAACCAGTTATGGGGATGAGTATCACAATACTGGATCCATTAAACCAATTTAGAGTTTCCACATATATCAAAGATGATGATGGTTGGAAATCCATATTAGAAATTAGCAAAATCATAAGTATTGACAACGATGGGTTTGGATGTACAATTGAAGACGTTTTAAGCAACTCTAAGGGTCTTTATTTTGTTATCGATGCAAAGTATGCTGACTACAATAATAAGCTCGTAAAACGCTTTAAAACGTCTGTGGATGGTGTTTATTATTTATTTGATACAGCTGAGATGCTATCGACTTCAAAAGACAATTGGTATATTGAAAATCTTAAAAAGTTTTTTCATTCAGATATAGAACCAATTCTTGGTGGTGATGCTCATTATTTAGACAAAGATAATTCTTTTGTGGAAGAGGTGTTGTTACAAATCAATAAGAAATCCCCATCCTTCCACATTACCAATCAATTTTTGAAACCTGAAAATGAATATTTCCACGAAATTGAAGGTGTAATTGGTAGCAGCCACACCGCTAACGAACTGATAATTCAAGCTAGTACCAATCTCAATAACCTACTTTCTAAATGTACATTCAGAATCCCATTGATGTCACCAGAAACAAGACATCTTCCATCATACAATATGACAGAAGAAGAAGTATTGAAATATGAAGATAGTTCAACTATGATGGACAGTTTAATCTGTGATGGTATGGATTCTAAAATACCAAAAGAAAAGCATGATGAATATTGGAAAAGAATAGACGAAGAATTAAAGGTGCTTGATTTTGGGAATGTTAGGGATTATTTCTTAATTTTATGGGATATTATCAACTGGTCAAGAGCTCATGGAATTCTAGTTGGTGTTGGACGTGGTTCAGCAGCAGGAAGTCTAATTGCTTATTTGATGGATATTACAAGAATTGATCCAATAGAATATGATTTACTTTTTGAACGATTCTTGAATGTTGGTAGGGTGGAAAAATCACTTCCAGATATTGATGTGGATTTCAGTGGTCGAAGACGTGACGAAGTGAAGGATTACATTGTTCAACGATATGGAAGTAATCAATTTTGCGATGTAGGCACATATACGAATTTAAAACCTAAATCACTAATAAAAGATCTAGGTAAAATCAAAGGAGCGGAAGCTTGGCAACTCAACGAAATGACGAAATTCTGGGGTGATGGTATTAGTAGCTTGGATGACGTTTTAGAAATTGCTAGTAAGGATAGAATGACGAGGAAATTTTTCCATACCTATCCAGAAGTGATTAACGATGCTCATCTATTGCTTATACAACCACGAGCGCAATCTATCCACGCTTGCGCAACTGTCATAGTTCCGGATACGAAAAAGGTTCACCAGTGGTTTCCAGTCAAAAATATGATACGTGATGGAAAACGTATTGTCGTAAGTCAATGGGAAGGTGGTGAATTAGAAGCAGCAGGATTCTTAAAAGAAGATATCTTAGGTGTGACACAACTGGATAAATATGAGATGATGTTGGAAAGAATTAAGGAAGATACTGGTGATGTTGTTGATTTATATAATATACCTTTAGGCGACCCCGAGATCTATAAAATGTTTTCTAATGGTGATAATAGCGATATTTTCCACTTTGGTAGTGTAGGTTTGACAGAATTCTGTAAACTTATGAAACCTGAAGATATCAATGATTTAATCGCTGCAAACAGTTTGTATCGTCCAGGACCAATGGAAGCTGGATTCCATCTTCAATACGTGAAAAGGAAGAACGGTTTAGAACCAGTAGAATACCTTCCAAATTGTGAAGAAATAACTAAGAACACTTATGGCGTTTTATGTTACCAGGAACAGATAATGAAAGTCTGCCAACACGTCGGAGGATTAACATTGGTGGAAGCTGATAGTATTAGAAAATCAATGGTAAAACGTGACGTTAAATCTATTGGAAGTTTCGTTGACAAATTTCGAGACCACGCTATTAACTTTCATAATATGAGCGAAGAACAGACTGATGGATTATGGAACATATTATTAGACTTTGCAAAATACGCATTTAACAGATCCCACGCAGCAGCGTACTCTGTAACAGCGTATTATGGTCAATGGATTAAACGATACTATCCACTTCAATACTGGGCGACAACTTTTAGTTTCGCTAAGGAAGAGAAATATTCATCGTTCCTGAGTGAGATTGATAGGTCTAAAGATATCAATATTCTACCTCCACAAATAAATATCAGTAGCGAAGATGTTGTTGCCGATGTGAAAACTGGTAACATGTATTGGAGTTTAAAGGGGGTAAAAGGTGTCGGAGAAAAAGCTTATGAACAGATCGTTAAAATCCGTGAAGAAAACGGTGGTTACGAATCCTTTGAAAACTTTCTAAATCTGAACACTTGGAAAGCAAATAAGAAAGAAGGAGTGGAAGGTAGTAAGGTCAACAAAGGACACATAGAAAGTCTAATTGCTAGTGGTGTTTTTGATTTAATTGAGGGTATTACAGAACAAGCTGAGCGGATTGAATTGATTAAAACATTCAGAGAGTTCAAGAAGATTAAGATCAAGGATCCTGAAAAGGATATTTATTCCAACGAATGCACTTCTACGAATTGGTGGTGGGGGTTACGTCAGAAAGAATTATGTGGATTAGCTTCATTTGATTTTGAAGATATTGCAATGGATGAATTTACAGTCGCGAATGTTTTTACACATGACGAAATCATGAGTGCTAACGATGGTGACAAGGTGAATTACATTGGGATAATAAATTTGATAACTCAAAAGAAAACTAAAAAAGGTGATACTTATGTCCGTATAGAAATTGAGAATGATTACAAGACTTTAGAAGTAATATTATGGAATGAAGCTTGGGAATCTAATAAAGGTACTTTGAAAGAAAGTATAGGTAGAATAATTTGTTTTAGTGGTCGAGTTAATATATATCGCAATAGGAGGAGTATAGCACATGATGGGGG